GCCTTTTCCAGATACCCGCTCAGCTTCTTGAAGTCTCCCTTCTGCCGGAATGAGATCAATTCGGGCGCCCCCTTTCCTTATCCAGTGGTTCCGAGCCTTGCCTTCCGTTCCCGGTTCAGCCTTGCTCTCTGGGACAGCGAATCCCGGCTCGTCCCCTTCTTTTTCTTCGGTTGGTTCTTAATATTGCAGACCCGAATGAGCGTCAGAAGCCTGTTCAGATGCCAGTTCTGGCACTCGAAGGGGATCTGCAGCGCCGTCATCCAGTAGTAGATCAGCTCCGCCGTGACGGTTTCCCTCGAAGGATGGTTCGTCTTTCCGCCATCCGAAAAAGTCGTTGCTGTCATGGGGTCGGCAATATACTGATTGACGATGTCAATAGACGCCTGTGTCAGCGTCCCGTAGATTTTCTTGTCCACATTCGGCGTCAGCGTCATGCAGCGAATGTAGTCTATAGATTCCGCCCTTGTCTTCGGCGTCTTGGAGAAAAATGGCTTTTTCCACCGGCTTTCCCATTTCGCCAGGGAAACAAGCGAGTGCTCGAGCAGAATCGTTTTTCCCTCCGAATATAAGAACTCCTGATTCTGCTCGTCCCAGATATCTCCGGAGGGAATGTTGATGCGCAGCATTGTTTATATCAGTCGACGATTTCGAGAGCCGGAGCGCTCTGCTTCATATCCGCGGGCATGATCCCGTTGATAAAAGCCGCGGCGGAAGCCGAATTCGTGGCGAGCTCCATGTACAGGTCGGAATAGGCTTCCGTCTGAGAGAATTCCTCGGTCAGTTCCTTGTTCTTGATGAAGCGTCTGCCGTCGGGGCTCTTCTGACCGTAGGAACGGAGGATAAGCTCCTTGAAAAGCTCCATGATCGCAGGAACTTTCTTCTCCTGAGAGATCTGCTTGATCCTCTCGGAAAGTCCGCCGTCCACAGAGGTCTCGAACTCGGTCACCTCTGCTCTGGTCAGATTGAAGTAGAAGTCTTCGGTTCTCTGTTCGCCGTTGTAATCAGTGTAAGTCATGGTTTTTTTAAGCATTTTGTTTTCCCCTTTCGGTATAAAAAAATAATGGGCCGCCAGCTGTCCTGAATACGGCCCGTTTTTCAGTTCGGAACGAATGTCCGGATCTTTGATCCGCTTGAATCCAAGATCATGGTATCGTCGGAAGCGGCTGCGAAGGCCTCCGAATTGTAGACTTCCTGAATCTCCTGCAAGGAGGGCAGATGCGGTTCGGATGCAAAAGACTTGACGGGCTCCCCTTCGCTGTCAAGGATATTTTCTCCGTCGGAATCGAGAACATATACATCATCGTCGAGACCGTACAAAAGATCCTCGATCACCCGGAGCACATTCATAAGCCCGGTGTCCTTATAGCGCGGACCGCTGAACACAAAGTGCGCCGTGGGTTTGAATCCCTCGACAACTTCCGGAAGCGTAGAGACTTCCCATGAAAGAGTGATTGCCTCTGGACTGTCGTTGATCGTAGAGTACGACTTTTCGGAAGGAGACGCCGTGCATCCGTAGACGATATGGATCTCGTAGGAGTAGTCGTTTCCCTCTTCCGCATTGCCGATCAGACTTCGAAAGCAAAAACCGAACATCTGCCGTTTCTGCTGTGTGACCGTTACGCCGTCGACCAGCTCGCGACGCCCGAGACAAGGCTTGAACGGACGCGGATAAGAGTACGCTTCGATTGTCAGACTTAATTCCTCGGCAGACAGCAGATTCAGGTATTTCGCGTTATCCGCCCAGAAAGCGGTTGGTTCGCCGCCGGAAGGATTGATGGAGACCGCGGTCAGACCGTTCCACACCACGCCCTTCGAATATGTGCCGTCAGGATTCCGCAGGAACAGTATGCCGTGATCCGTACCGGTCGCATATTTGCGGTCTTTGTTTCTGTCCCATGAGAGACGTGGCATAGCAGACCACCTCCCCTTTTGCTTATGCGATCAGAGCAACGATTTCAGACGGCAGGGGAAGCTTGGGAGCAGTACCGGAAGATCCGCCGGTGCCGTCCGTTCCGTAGAGCTTATTCTCAAGGATCGTCAGCTTCGCGGAGTCGATCTTGGTCGAATCGATTTCCAGATAAGCAGTCGGCTTGTAGGCGGTGCCGCTGATCGTGCCGATTTCGACGGGGGTCGTGTTGACTTCCCAAGAGAACGTGATCGCCTCGGGACTGTCGTTGACGGTCGCATAGCTTCTCTCGGAAGGAGACGCCAGACAGCCGTAAACGATGTGGATCTTGTAGCCGAGATCGTCCTGAGACACGTCGTTGCCGATTCTGGTGCGGTAGCAGAAGCCGAACATCTTTCTCTTCTGCTGATGGACGTAGATGCCGTCGGAGATTTCAGCGGAACCGTCGCATTCGCCGAACTCTTCCGGGTAGGTGTACGCTTCGATGGTGCAGGCGAACTCCTCCGCGCTCATCAGATTCAGGTACTTGATGTTGTCCGCATAGAGAGCCATGGGTTCGGCGCCGGACGGATTCTCGCTGACGGAGGTCAGGCCGTTCCAGACGACACCGTCCCCGTATTTGTTGTCGCCAGTCAGCGTCTCGTCGTAGACGTAAAGAACGCCGTGGTCTACGCCGGTTTCATAAAAATGTTCGCCGGTCTTGTCCCAAACGAGTTTAGACATTGTGATTTTCCTCCTCAATAGTAAAGTTCAAAGACCCAGTGATTCAGGTTGTCCGCCATTATACGGCGGTTGAAAGAACAGAGCGGCCAGAGAGCCAGCTCCTTAACAACCGAATAATCCGGGTCCTTGCCGATAACCGTTATTGCATACCGCAGTCTCCCGCTGTACGCCGTATTGTCAGCCCGCCGGACGGCAATATCGTTAAGTCCGTAAATAATGCACGGATAAACGAGTTTCACCGTCTCCGGCGGCTGAAAATAGACATGGCGCGACCCGATGAGATCGCAGAGCTTTTCATGCAGTTCATTCCTCCGGTCCATTATAAACACCCCCTACGGTGAGCACGATCCGGGGAAAGTCGACCTTCGCATCCGTGATCTTCCATTTCGAGCCGAGCCATGTCAGGTAGCGCATTTTTACGAAGTTCTCGGCGGCGAACGGATCGGCCAGGATACTGATTTCATTGCGGACGTTCAGGTTGTCGTTCAGCCCGTCGCCCTTCTCATACCGCCTGTTGTTTGAAAGGACATCGCCGTAATAATTCCGCTCCAAAACGGTCTCCTCGAAAACGCCCGGCCGGTTGACCGGATCCTTCTCGACCGTATCGGCGAAACCGATTGCTCCGTAATACTTTGCCATTTTGATTTCCTCCGCTTACTCTGAATTCGCGGACACAATTACACGGTCGCGATGATCGAGTACGTCCTCGTCGTCATCGTCCTGAATTGTGTCCTCGATCAGTTTCCCAGCTCGTATTCGAGAACGATGGCGGACTTCGGCTTCACAAGAGTGCCGGACTCTCTCTTCTCAAGCAGATACTCCATCTTGTTGAAGTCGAGGTCGAAGTCGTCGAAGAAGCTGGTCTGACCGCCCTTGGTCTGACCCACGGTGTAATCGGCCATATCGACAATAATGCCGACAAGATTGCGGGTATGGTCCACACTGCTGATGGTGACCGTGCGGGTCTTGTTCTTCATGACGGGAACCCCGACGACCTTCTCCACGCCGATAGCGGCCGCGAGCTCAGTCTTCGTCTTGTAGAGTCTGTGACCGTAGTCGTCCTCGAGCAGAAGCATATCGGAAAGTCTGTCGGAAGCGACGAAGAAAATCGTATTGCCGGAACCGTCATAGTCGTCGAACCCCTTCACGGCGGAACGGATAGCGGCCTTCGCGATGTCGTCGTCCGTCGCGCTGGAGGCAACCATGGCAGTAGCCTGAATAGCGAAAAGATCCTCCATCGTCCAGATCGGACGGATCTTCTCCTCGTCGATCTTATCGCTTGCGGTGATACCGCGGCCGTCGCCGATCAGGATCGCGCGGGCTTCCTCGGCGTCGAGCATTACCTGCATCTCCTTCTTCAGCCACGCGACGATGTCGAAGTCGGTGATGTCGTCGATATCGTCCTTGTCAAGCTTCTGGAGCTTGTAGATTCTGGCGGGCGAGGTTTCGCGCTTCAGGAGCCTGAGAATTTCCTCGATCTTCTGCGTGCCCTTGGTCAGATAACCCTTAGCGCGGGCATCGTCGGCAGTCATATCGGCAAAGAGCGTCTTGATGCGGCCGAACGGCGCGTGACGTACCCCGGACAGAACCTCCTTGACCCAGCCGAGATTCCCGGTAATGGTCTGAGGCTGATCGCCGACGGTCTTTGCGTCGGGATATGCATTGCTGATATCGGTGATTCCGTGCTGGAGAACCACGTCCCGCAGGCTTCCCTTGCCGTTTCTTGCCTCGGTGAGAATCTTCACCTGCTCGGAGTGGGAAAGGACCCCCTCGGTCTCAACGGCGGTGTTCTCGTAGTTGCGCTCAAAAATGTTGTCGTGCATTTCAGTACCTCCTTCGGTATTTTCAGAATTGTGTTTGATCTCCTCTTCGGGCTCGGATGCGGGCTTGTCCCCTTCCTCCGGCTCGTCGGAGTGCTTCGCTTTCTTGGATTCCTTGTCCTTAATCGCCTGTGCGATCAGGGCAATGGCAACTTCTCTCTGCTCGTCATTGAGCGTTTCGAGAATGTCGCCGACCGTCTCGTCGTCCTCTTTGCTGTTCTCTTCCTTCTTGGAATCGGCGTGAGAGGCCTCTTTTCCCTCTGCGTCCCCGTCCTCCGCGTCTTCATCGCCTTCGATAATATCTCCGATGACGGAATACAGGGCGATCTGCTGCTTCTCGGTGAACGTATCGAGGACCTGACGGACGGTCTTCTTTTTGTCCTTATCGCCCGCCTCTTCCTTCTCTTCCTTGTTCACCGTCTTCGCGTCGGGCTTCGCGGCTTCAAGGTCGTTCTGCTCATCGTCGGCGTGCTCAAAGCTGATCTCCTCACCCGCATAAAGAACAAATTCGTCCTCGGAGATTTCTCCGTGACGAATCACATCCACGATATGCGCGCCGGAATTGGCCCCGGCCAGAACGAGGGATACCTCTTTGATCTCGCCGTGAAGAACATCACCGCCGACCTGCTTGAGCCTGTTTGCGAAAATGGACAGGGAATCATAATCGCCATGCTCAACGGCAAGCTTGGCACTCTGCCCTTTTCTCGTACTGTTGAAAGAGCAGTAGGCGAAAACGCCCTCGTCCATGTTCTTCAAGACCGCGTGGCCCAGAACATTTTCAGGGTCGTTGTGCTGATGATTCCAAACAAGGGGGACGGTCTTTCCGTCACAGTCCTTGAATGCATCCTTTCGGATGGTCCTGCCGTCGGTGCACAGAATGTCGTTCCGCGTGGCCCATCCGCAAAAATCGTATTTCATTTTGATTTTCTGCCTCCTTTATAGATTCTTCTTGCCTTTATAGACGACGGTAGTAGACTTAGCTTTGCTTCCGCTTGACTTCGATTTCGTCGCGGCTTGATACTCCGGGAGAGATTTGATGTATTCAAGCTCTGCGGCGTAAGCATCCTCATATTCCTGCTTGGCCTTGGCGGTATTTGCCTTGTGCTCTTCTCTCAGACCGGCGCTTGTCTGCTTGTGCTGCTCTCTGAGGGAAGCCGCTTTGGACTGATGCGCCTCCTTGATAGCCGTCGTGCTGTTCTTCGACTGCGTGCGGAGATTGCCGCTTGTCGTCTTGAACTCTTCGCGCAGGGAGGAAGAGGTGTCCTTGTGCCCCTGTCTCGCAGCATCGTTTTCCGTCTTGGCTTCGGTGCGCAGTTCCGCGCTTGTCGCTTTGAAGGCCTCCTGAAGCTCTGTCCGCTTCTGCTTGTTGTCTTCTCTGAGATCGGAGATTTCCTGCTGTACGCGCTCCTTGACCGCCGCCTTGTCTTCCTTGCTCAGCCCGGAAAGATAGTTTTTCAGCGTGTCGATCTTCATCTGCATCGAATTCTTGTGCGATTCGATTTCAGATTTTGTGCGCGTGCGCTCAGACTCGATATTCTTATCCCGTTCCTCATTGACAGAAGCGATGCGGCTGTCCCGTTCGGACTGGCTCTTTTCGATCCCGGCGTTCATCTTCGTCCGTTCGGATTCGATCCGGCTGTCCCGAGAGGCATTGATGTTGCCGACAAGCGTATCCCGCGCGGTCTTGCTCTTCTCGATCCCCTCGTTCGTGCTCGATTTGCTGGATTCGATCCCCGCGTCCTGTCTGGCCTTCGAGTCGGCAACCTTGGCCTTGCGCTCGTTTCCGAAAAGCTCCCGGATGTACTTCGCATAGGCCCGGCCTTCCTCGTTCAGCCCCTTGGTCGAGGCATTGCCGTAGCCGAGCTTCCGGTTTTCCTTCTCGACGTTCTCGTAGTACCATCTCCGATACTCTTTCGCCTCCTGCGGATCGTCAAAGTGCCGCAAAGAGGCTTCGAGATTGTCGAGCTGCTCGTCCATATCGTCGAGATCGGATACCGCCCGAAGGTAATCCTCCTCCGTCATCGGCCCGTCGTCCTCTTCCTCGGCCTCTTCTTCCCCGCCTGCGGGATTTGTCCCCGGAGCCTGACCGGTTGTGTCATAGAGGTTCTTGTTCCGGAGAATATCTGCGTTCGGATCGGTCGACGGCTTCATGCCGATTGCCTGACGGATTTCGTTGGACGTCGTGATCTCGTTCCGTCCGAATTTGTCCGCGATCTCGGCGATCTTCTCCACCGGTACCAGAGCGAACGGATCGCGGTAATACTCGATGGATTGATGCTGCGTGATGGCAGTCTTTGTCAGGAAAGTCCGCTTGATGCTGTCCGCGACCGCCGCCACAAGGGGCTCGATGATCCGGTTGTTGTAGTTCAGCATCGTCTTCTCGTCCGCCGTTCCGTTCAGGATATCCGCGGTGATACCGAGCTGGGAATAAGCAAGGTCCGTCAGATACTGGATCTGACTGAGAAGATTGTTCTCGATCGGCCTGTTCAGCTGCTGGATCTTCTCCGTACCGTCCGTCCATGCAATACCGTACTTGGAACCGGATAACTGCTGCTCGATCTCCTCCCGCCTCTCCTGCGCAAGCGCCTTTCTCTGCGGCGTCTTGACCACATAGGGAAGCTGTATGATAAGATCCAGCTTGCCGGAGGAAGACTGCTCATCCACCGCGTCCAAAAGCGCGAGCTTATGGATCAGCCGCTGAAAGGTGGAATTGTGCTCGTTCATCACCGCGTAAAACGGATTCTCCACGATTGCCACGACTTTCTTCGGAACAACCATTTCTTCCCGCCGCCCGGTATCTTCGTTGTAAACGCTGATATGCACGTGCTTCGGATGCCATTGCGTGATCCGTCCGACCCGCATGGAGTTGATCTGATACGTGCCGGTCACCTCCGGGTCGAATGTCGTGTCGATCGGAACAAGCGCGATGACCCCCTCGTCCAGAAGCGAGAAAAAAATATCCAGACGGAACGCTCTGCCCGTCTGGTCAATGTTCGCTTCTACGGATAGACACCGGTTCAGGCCGGAGTCCAGCGTCTCGAGATAGCGGTCGTTGTCGTCCAGCTTCACATGCTGAATATCCACCTGCGCGGCGTCGACGGCGATCCGGTTTTTGATGGCCGTCACAATGGACCGGTCGCCGGAATTCCGGTAGTACCGCCGGTTGAAATCGGGATTGTACTCGCTGAATCCGCCGACATAAGACCTTGCGTACTGAGTCGGATCGCGGCTCTTAAATACGTTCCAGGCATGTTTCAGCCTGTCGGTAAAAGTATATTGCATTTTGATTTTGCCCTCCTGTGTCAGCCGACATCAACCGAAGTTTTCCGGTAAGCGATCCGCCCGGAACCGTACACGCCGCGTTTGAGCTGGCTCAGATCATACCCTGCGTCGGCCAGAGCCATGTGAACGCCGACCTCTCCGCGTTTTGCCACCCACTTGACCACTTTGCCGGACGGGGCGTGGATCTCCTTCACGTTCTTGTTCATGATCTCGGCCAGCTTCTGGTTGTATGCATTGACGTAGGTCGCCGAGAGCCGTCCGTTCGCATTCGTCGGGCTTATCTGCCGGTTGAGTTCCTTGACGAACTTGTTCACCTCACGGCGCGACTTTGAGTAAGTCTGATTGTAGATCTTCTCCTCGCGTTTGTGCGCCCACTTCGTGTCTTTCTGATCCAGCCTTTTCCGCCCGGCTTCCGTAAGAGTCCCATCGGGATTCTGGTATCGCCGAATGCCCCATTTCATCCCGAGGATGCCGTGATGCTGAAGAGATTCGTTCGCATTGTTTGAAACATTTTGCTCCATTCTGTTACGTCTCCTCTCTTCAAATATAGTAACCGCTT